GGAACATTAAAGCCGAATACACCGCCACCCTCTGGAAGGGAAAATTTAAGGCAGTAATCGTACCTTACACATTCATACTTGCGTAGGATTTCCATGTCACTCGCTGGAAATTCCTTAATTAAAATCTCATTAGAAGCCCCACAAACAGCTTTTATAGCAGAAAGCACATCGTTTTTTTCTGTGGAATTGTTTATTTTTTCTTGTTTCATCCACTTTAGGATACACTCACGGGTGCTTTGCTTTAATCTGGTTTTAGCCATGTTAGCTCCTTTCTGTTAAATAATAATCGTTCGGGTATTAAAGATTAAAAAAGTACAGGCAGGGGCGTTACTCCCTCGCTAGCTTTCCCCAACTATGACGTGTGCGCGTTGCTTAAAACCGATTTAGCTGACTTCCTCCTTTGAAGAAATTGCCCTTACGGTTACGTCCCGGAACTATCCGACTTGCCTGTACTCCAATGCGATTGCTGATTAGGCGCGGGAATCACCCCATCGCATCTAACCCTTTCGGGTATTTACGCCGCTCATTGACCCTAGTGGAGCGGCACACCGTATAGGTACTAACTAGCTTTCCCTACATACCAATTTTGAGCATTGTTAAGATGCTTTGGTGGTCTATCTTTTTAACTTATCTAGCCCATGAGGGGCTTGCATTTTGCTGCTGTCCTGCATTATTATATTGCTGTTGTTGTGCAGGAGCTTGATTATATTGCCCTTGTGCAACTGCATTATTTACAGGTTGATTATTATTATTACTAATTGGCTTTAATCCTTTAAAACGAACATTTTTCCTTGGATTGCCGTTATCATCCAATATAAAATCTCCTGTTTGCTTATTAATTTGATTCGCAACAATAAATAATCCTTCAAACGGTTTAAAATACATTTTTTCATTAAATTCAAAACGTTTATTAGCTTGATTTACTTCAGTTATAACTGACGCAATGTCTATAATTGCCTCAATCGCTATACGCCTAGCAGTATCATTGCTACTGCCAGTTAAGTAATGAATTTGCACTTTTTGGCCTTTTAAAGTGCCATCTAAACATTCAAAAGTAATAATAAATTTAGGCTCTTTATTATTAGTTTCCCCTGGTTCAGCATTACAAACATGATAAATTCCAGGGTAATTTCCAACTTCTGGAATTGGTATCCCTGATGAATTTGGAGTGTAATTTGTAAATTCCGAACCTGTAGCATCTATATACATAGTAATTTCCTTTGTTAAATTTTAAAAATAGTTAATAATTAATTAGTGGGATGGGAAGTTCCAATTACTTTTACAAAATCATTCCAGCCGTTAGAATATGTTATATTAATTTCCTCTGGCAAATGTAAATTGTTTTTTGCATTTATACCTTTTGCGCGCCTTGTTATTAAATATCTTTCCTCAGTTGGAATAACGCGCCCCTTTTGGTCTAAATGTTCTTTTTTCTGCAAATAAACTTTAGCTTCAACTAAATCAGATATTTTAGCACCTAATTTATCATGAACTCTTAAATCTTGCATAATATATTCATCCTTATCAGCCTCTTTCTGCTTAGTTGGCAAACATTGCGCCCCTATAACAATAGGCATGTTATGCTTTTTTCGTATTGCGTCAAGTAAAGGATATACATCGCTTAAAAACATATTAGCTGCTAAATCGTAACCCTTATTAAAGTTCAGGGCTTTGCAATGATCATCATTAATAACTTTAACTTTGAAAGTTTCGCAAATTTTATCATGTATGCAACGTTCAATCCAATCAAGCGTATCAATCGCAATTAAACCGTATTCTAATTTATCTTGATTTAATAAATATTGTAAAGCTTCTATAAATTCATCTAAATTTTCAGGGCGATAAACTGAAGCTTGCTTTTCGCTTTTGAACTTTTTTTCAGCGTCTATAACAAAAGGGTTTTTTGCGCTTGCTATAAAACTTGATTTCCCGTGGCCGTTAGGGGCAAAAACCATAACTAAAGGGGCTTCTTCGGGCGGGGTGGTCATTATATTATTTGGTGAAAATACCATTTTTAAAACTCCTTAAAATTAACTTCAAAACACTAAACACTAACAATTTATAATATATTTTATTATACCTGTCTATAACTATTTTATAATTTTTTATTATTTTTTTACTATTGAAAAACTTGGTTTTTTAGGCTTAATTGTCAAAGCCTCCGCAAATGTATTATTAAAAATTTCAGGCATCGTTTCTTTTAATAATGCCATTTTTTTACTATCTGGCTTCCATTCTTTTTTAAATGGAAAAAACGGCAAATTTAACTCATTGCTATTAAATTTATCATGCAAATCATTTACGCAATCATTATCAAATTTTTCATCAATTCCAGTGGTTATCTTTAATCCAAGGGGTAAATTATTAGTGCCTTTTTCTTTTAAATCATTACTAACTATTTTTAATAATTCACGCTCAACTTGCAACCGTGAATTATTAGCCATAGTTTCTATTTCCTTATACTCATTCCATTTTTTTACAAGTTTTATGTAATCTTTGTTAGTTTCGTAATTCATGTTATTTATTCCTTATTATTTATTAATTTAAATTAGGTAAATAGAATTTGCCGTCTATTTTTAATGGTGATTGTGCATAAGAATTGTTTATCACCTCATACAATTCAGGATAATCATTTTCATTAACTAATTGACCATTTGTGATTAATAATGAATCATTGTTTGTTGAATATGATTTTATAATTGTACCAACAGGGTAATAATCATTTGGTTTAGCAACTATAAAATATTGAAGTTTAGCCATATTAAAACCCTTCATTTGTTAAATTACTATTTAAAGCCGCTATATTTTGCTCAATCATAAATAAATTATTCATTCTATTAAATATATCCTTACGCGCATTAATTTTTTCATTTTCAGTTTCAGCTTTTACAAGCCGCTTTTGTGCCTGATTTAATAAATCCTTTGCATCAGCGCGCTGAATAATCATCATAGCTTGCGGAGTATAATATTTAATTGGTATAATTTTTGCAGCTAATCTATCCATTTTTTATTCTCCTGTTAGTAGATTTATAATAGCTTCTAATATAAACAAGTCAACAACTTTATTTAATTAAATTTAGGAGGCGTTTTATCAAGCTTCCATCTGGCTTTTAAATATTGTTTGTAAGCTTCATGCACATTATTAATATGTTTAAAATCTAAACCTAAAGATTTATTTGCAGCACAATTAACAAATGGCGTTTGTTCTATTTTTTCAACATCAAGTAAAGGCAAATCACTTGCTATTAAAGTGCAAGCATGAACTTTACCAAATCTAATTTTATATTCCCCACAAAGTTCCATTGCGTGAATATTAAGCCAAAAGAAATTTTCTTGTGACTCCCCCGCCCATTTAACGCATGGGTGATTTTTATGAGTTGATTTATAAGGTGTTATTTTTTCACCTGCATTTTCATTTATAACAGTACATAATATTTGTGTAGTTTCTAAACACATTTTAACAAGACGTTTATTATCAAGAAATTTTGCACTTTCTTTAGGGCAAGGTGACGTTGCAAATATATTCATTTTATTATTCATTTAATTAAACAAAGAGTTATCAATCCAAATTTGGTCAAGTTTTTTTAAAATTCTTTTTAAAGCTTTTAATTTATTTTTATGTTTACAAGCCCTAATAGCATTAGGAAAATAACCTTCCGGGCAAATTACTAAAAAATAAATGTCATTTTCTTCTAAAGAAAAACAACAAGGGTGACTTTGAATTTTTATTTTTATTTCATTTATATTTTCTATGTTATTCTGAACGCTTAACATTATGTATTCCTTATTAATTATCGTTTTGATAATTAATTTATAATAGAAGTTGTTATATATGTCAATAATAAAATATAATAGAAGTTATTATTTTTTTGCTTTACTTTTAAGCTTTATTTTGCATATATATGTATATTGTTAATTATATGGGTTTTATATGTCTAAAATTTTTGAAAATAATGCGTTAAAATACTATGAAATGGGATATAACGTATTGCCAGTTGAGCCAAATTCTAAAGCCGTTCTAATGGAAAGTTGGCAAAATTACTGCGAAAAAAAACAAATGGGATGGCAGGTTGAAAGCTGGTTATCATCTTTTGCAAATCATAATATTGGCATTCCTTTAGGTGCTGCAAGTGATATTATTGCGCTTGATTTTGATATAGATATAAATAACTTGCATGAAAAAGTTCAAGAATTACTCGAAGGCTCTTTAGTTAAGAAAAAAGGGCAAAAAGGTTTTACGGCATTTTATAAATATAACGGTGAAATAACAAAAAGATGGCGTTATGAAAATAAGTGCGTTGTTGAGTTATTATCAAGCGGCACTTATACCGTCATGCCGCCTTCAATCCACCCTGATACAAAGCAACCTTATGTATGGGTTACACCTGATACGTTGCTTGATTTAAATTCAAGTGAATTAACAATATTACCTGTTGATTTTATTAAAAATGTTGATGAATTATTTGGTTATAAAGAAAAAATAATTAATTTTAATGATAAATACGATGGCGAATTACCCGAATTATCAGAAATAGAAAAAGCATTATCTTTTATACCGTCAATGGATTATGCGACATGGATAACTATTGGAATGGCATTGCAGCACAATTATGGCGATGCGGCCTATAATGCGTGGGATGCGTGGTCAAGGAAAGCCCCCAATTATACTGAAAAAGGGATGCAGTATAAATGGAATAGTTTCGGTAAATATTCCGGCAATCCTGTTAGTATAGGGACTATATATCATAGCGCGGTTGGTTATGGCTATATTATCAAACATGAGCCTGAATTTATTATACCAGCTGATTTTAAATTAATTGCTAACGGCATAGATTTAATGACCGGCAAAAAAGAAATTGTTGATAAAATATTAATTTCGGAAAATGATGATATTAACGAATTGGAGTTTCCTAAACATTTATTAGATAATGCGCCAGGGTTGCCAGGGGAAATAGCAGCTTGGATAAATAGCACGTCAAGGCAAAGGCAACCTATATTAGCACTTGGCGCAGCAATATGCGCTTCAGGTACTATAATGGCGCATAGGGTTAAATCAGATAGTAACTTAAGAACTAACTTTATGGCACTTGGCCTTGCCGAATCATCAACAGGTAAAAACCATGCGCGAAATTGCATAAAGAGTTTGTTTTTTAATGCTAATCTTGAAAATTTAACCATAGGGAAGGCGGCAAGTGATACTGGCTTAATAAATAGGTTATATGATAATAACAGCGTAGGCATTGCCCTTATGGATGAGATAGGGCGTGAGATGCAAAGCTTAACGTCAAAAGGGGCAGGAAGCCATGAAAGCAGGTTATTAACACTCCTTATGGAGATTTATAGCGAAGCGGGTACTTATTACGATGGTAAATGTTACGCAAATGCAGAAAATAGTAAAAAACTTATACAGCCATTATTAAATATTTACGCAACATCCGTGCCTAAAAGATTTTTTGATAGTATGACTTCAGATGAGGCGATAGATGGCTTTTTAGCAAGATGGCTTATATTTCAAAGTCATGATATTGACCCGCCATTACAGGAACATGCTAATATTGATAATATACCTAAAGATTTAATGGATAATGTAATGTATATCCGCAATATGCCTATTTACGCGCCCGTAAATCATACGGCAGGGAATAATTTTGCAGTTCAAACACCAATACCACAACCAAAGGTAATTCATTATACGGGCGGTGCAGAAGATATATTGCGTGAATTTTCCGAGGCTTGTAATAAAAAAAGAATAGCGGAAATAAAAAGAGGCGGCTTATTAGCTCCTATATGGGGGCGTAGTCGGGAACATGCTATAAAGCTTGCATTGGTAGCGCATCCTTATCGCTATAGCGTTATAGATAGCGTAACGATGCAATGGGCTTGTGAAGTCGCTATGCACTTATCACATGTAGCTATAAAAGCCATTGGTGATAATGTCGCCGATACCGAACATGAAAAATTATTAAATAAAGTTCGTAATGTTATAAAAAGATGGTGCGATAGAAATAAAGGGCAATATTTAAATCATCATCAATTATGCAATTTGGTAAGGTTTATCAAAGGGCGTGAACGCAACGAAATCTTGCAACAATTGTATGAAAGTGGTATGATTGACGTAAAGGAAGTTAAAAATCCTAACGGAAAAATTTCCAATAGTTATAAGTCGCTGTAAAATGGTGTGTATTTTTAAAAACTACACTCTGGATTTTAAAAACGCTTATAATTCAATAACTTAAAAATGGCGTGTAGTCAGTGTGTAGTGTCAAACTACACGCCATTTTAAGGAAAAACCTTTATAAAACAAACACTTATAAAACAGTGTGTAGAAAATGTAGATATACACCCCTTAGAAAATTTTAGGGGTATCCCCCTACATTTTATACACACTGTTTTTTTATGTCTATATATGTATATATATAATATATATATTATTATTATATATTAATAACTTATATATAGTATTCTTAATTAGGGGTGTAACATTTTTGTATAAAATGGCGTGTAGTGCAAAACTACAATTTAACTACACGGTGCTACACACTGTTTTTTTATTTGATTTTTTTATTTATACAAAATGTATAAAATAGTTTTTTATTTTTATTTTTTAAAAATAATTATTGATTAATATAATAGAAGTTGTTATAAGTCGGTTATTGTAGTTTTTAATTAAGGGGATTTAATATGGGTTGTGATATACATTTTTTTAAAGAAGTTAAAATTAACGGCAAATGGCATTTTTACGGTGAAGCTGATATTGATAGGAATTATGAATTATTTGCATTTTTAGCAGGTGTTAGAAATTATGATAATGTAACGCCAATTGCAAAAGATAGGGGACTGCCAAATGATATTAGTGATGTAACAAAATTATTTGTCAACCAATGGAAAGGTGACGGCCATAGTTATAGCTATTTAGAAGCTTGCGAAATGGAAGAATTAGAAAAATATTTTGAAAATAGGCGTGAATCAATCTGCTATACAAAATATCCTTTAGGTTACTTATTTGGAGGTGATTGGAGTGAGTTTGCAAAATATCCTAGGGAACGTCAAGAAGGCTTACAAGATGTTAGGTTTATCTTTTGGTTTGATAATTAAAAGAGTTTGACTTGTAAAGATATATTATATATTATTATAATTTAACAATTATTAAAATTTTTATAAAAATACCCCGTATGATAAAAAAATTAGATAATAAAGAAAAAATATTTGTAAGTGAATATTTAATAGATTTGGATACTGAAAGGGCGGCAATAAAAGCTGGATATTCAAAATCAATGGCAAAAAGTAAAGCTTATTCGTGGGTAAGTAATAGTAAGACCAACACTAAACCCCACGTTTATCAGTCTATTTTAAAGAAAATGAAAGCTAAAAAAGAGCGAAATGATGTTGACGCTGATATGATTATCAAAGAATTAATGCGTATTGGTTTTGGTGATATAAGAAATATAGTTAAATGGAATGGCGATATTGCGCTGATTAAAAATAGCGATGAATTAACTAAAGACGATATGGCAATGGTTGCAGGGGTGGTTCAGAAAAAAAGTAAATTTGGCGATACTGTTGAAATAAAATTTAATGATAAACTTGCGGCACTCGATAAATTAGCTCGTCATGTTGGTTTGTATAAAGACATGGTGGAAGTTAAAAAAACAGTTGCTATATCCGATGAAGATAAAGAATTATTAGAACGTATCGGAATAAAAGTTGATGATTAATGTTTCAAAAGAAAAGGCTATAACCTTATTAAATGAAACTTGCAGATTAAAATTAAGTACGTTTACACAACGTGCATTTCATACGATTGACCCTGGAGCGTCTTATTTGCACAACTGGCATATTGACGCTATAGCGGAATATTTAACAGCTTGTTATAACCGCGATATAAAACGATTGATTATTAATATACCTCCAAGGTATATGAAAAGTATTAGCGTTACAGTTGCATGGCCTGCTTGGCTTTTGGGGCGCAATCCAGATGAGAAAATCCTTGCGGCTTCATATTCGCAACAATTATCAACTAAACATTCACTTGATTGTCGCCATTTAATACAATCCAAATGGTATGGCGATGTTTTTCCTAATGTTATATTATCTAAAGATGAAAATCAAAAAACAAGGTTTGAAACTACAGAAAAAGGACATAGAATAGCAACATCCGTTGGAGGTTCATCCACTGGTGAGGGTGGCAATATACTTATTGTAGATGACCCTCATAATCCTATGCAGGCGGCCAGTGAAGTGCAAAGATTAACTGCGCTTACATGGTTTGACCAAACGTTTTCAAGCCGTTTAAATAATAAAAAAGATGGTGTTATTGTTGTAGTTATGCAAAGATTGCATACAAATGATTTAACTGGCCATTTAAAAGAAAAAGGCGGATGGGAACACTTATGTTTACCTGCCATTGCAGAAAAAAAGCAAATAATTCATATAGGGAATTTTTATAAAGAACGTAATGAAAATGAAGTTTTGCACCCAGAAAGGGAAGGATTAAAAGAATTATCTATAGTTAAAAAAGAACTTGGCAGTTATGCTTTTTCGGGGCAATATCAGCAATTACCATCCCCCCTTGGAGGCGGTATATTTAAAGATATTTGGTGGAAGTATTTTGAAATATTGCCAAAAATTAAATATTCACTTATAATAGCTGATACCGCAATGAAAACAGGTGAAATGAATGATTATTCTGTTTTTATGTGTATATGTATGGGTGAAGATAAAAACGCTTACATTATTGATATTTTAAGGGGCAAATGGGAAGCCCCGCAATTAAAAACTCAATTTGTAGCTTTTTATAATAAACATAAAGCTAATAGTAATATTAAATTAAGAAACGCAGCAATAGAAGATAAAGCAAGCGGAACGGGTTTAATACAATCAATAAAACAAGAAAGTAAAATACCTGTTAAAGCTATAAAGCGCGATACAAAAGACAAAGTAACAAGGGCAATGTCGGTTGCTCCTTATGTTGAAAGTGGATATGTTTATTTACCTAAAAATGCAACTTGGCTATCTGATTTTACAAGTGAAGCTTCAGGTTTTCCAAATGCGCCTCATGATGACCAGGTAGACGTTCTATCCGATGCACTTGACCAGTTATATAATAAAAAACAAGAATTTAATATAAGGGTAATAAATGTTTAGTAAATTTTTTAACAAAAAAGATGTAATAATTGTTGAAAAAAAATCAGCATTTACAAACTTCCCTTGGCTTATGAACGGTAATGCAGGTGCTAACAATGAAATGACTATAAAACGTGCTTTACGTTTTTATGATGAGTGCGCCCCTGTTGCAACTGCTATAGATTGGATAAATGATGAATTTAAAACATTATCACTTATATTAAAAGAAAATGATGAAATAGAATATGATGCAGAAATATTAAAGTTTTTACGCACTCCAAATGATGATATGGTGCAAGAAGATTTTTTAGAAACTTTAGGTGCTTATTTCTTAATAACAAATGAAGTTTATATTATAGCATACGGCAACCCAAATAAAAAACCATCTGAGCTAATTATAGTATCACCTGAATATGTTACACCTGAAAAAGGCAAAGATGGGTTTGTAAATTCCATGAGGGTTCGTATAAACGGAACATCCGAAGAAATATTTAAACGCGATGAAAATCAATATAGGTTTTACAATTCAAGTTTAACCGCTGAAATATGGCAAATAAAAGGCTTTAGCGCAATTGGCGATACTGTTTATGGTTCTTCCGGTGTAGTGGGTATTAATAACGTGCAAAACGCCCGAGGACGTTCTAAATTATCATCAATCCACCGCGAAATTAATCAATATATTGAAATATCAACTCATAATCTTGCTGTACTCGATAATGGTATGATACCGTCAGGAACAATTGAAGTTCCGGAAGGTACTACGCTTGATGATGATCAATTTGAAAAATTGCGTGAGCAAGCGGTTAATTTTTATTCAGGTGCAAAAAATGCAGGCAAAGTTTTAATACTTGAAAACGGAATGAAATTTATTCCTGCAAATTTAAATGCAAAGGATATGGATTTTGAAAAATTATCAAGGCGTGTAGAAATAACCGTATTTAATCGTTATAAAGTTCCGTTACCTTTAGTAAGCCCCGATAATATGACACTTGCTAATATGGAAAGCGCAAAACTTAATTTGTATGATAATTGTGTTATTCCTATAGCGCATAGGTTATTGCGCGAGCTTACAAACTTTCTAGCCCCTCGCTTTGGATTGTCAGATAATGCTTTAATTTGCGCTAATTTAGATAAAATAAGTGCATTACAATTGAGGCGTAATGAGGAATTAAAACTTAAAAAAGAACTAGATGTTTTAACTAAAGATGAATTAAGGCGTGAAATAGGATTGGAAGAAATAGAGGGCGGTAATCAACTTTACATGCTAAATAACATGATACCTTTAGGAACTACTCCATTTATTGAAAATGATTTAATAACTGTTGTAGATAGTCAAAATGAAAAAAGTTTAAAACAATCAATATGCCGTAAAGAATTTATTAAATTAATGCAAAATCAAATTGATGTAAAAGGTAATAAAATATTTACCGATATTGAAATAAATCAAATTGCCGATGGTGAGGGGCTTTAATGGCAACTAGGCAACAAAAATTAACATCTTTGCAATTAGCAAAGAAAATTAAACTTGAAAATAAGTTTAAACCAAAACTTACGCGCTTTTTTAGGCAATTAGGCAAAGATATAAATGTTGTATGGGCTACTACTGGCAATATTCCAAATTTAAAACCGTTTGAGCCTGAACTTGTATTTTTATTGCGCGAACATTATAGGGATGTTGCTAAATTATTTAGCGGTGAAGTTAGAGCTGAAATAAAACATTTTAATTTACAATTAGAAACTAAACAAATAAGTGAAACCGTGGATAGCGATATTATGCAATATATTATGTCGCATAGTATTGAAAATGCAGGCATTATACTTGCGACAACACAAAAAGAATTACAAACTATTGTTGCCGGTGTATTGGTTAATTCTGCATTGCAAGATATTCCTTTAACTAATTTACAAATTGGAAACCAAATAAAAGAAAATTTTATCAATAAAACCGGTAAACGTGTTGAAACCATTGCAATAACTGAAACTAATACAACTGCAGAAAGAATAAAATATATTGAAGCTAATGCGTTTCAAAGTGTTATAAATGAAAGCCCATCCCCTGCAAAATTAGTAGACACATGGAATACAACACTTGATGAGCGTACAAGGGCATCTCATGTTGCGGCTGATAGGCAAGAAGTAACTCACGGTAGGCCATTTACAGTACAAGGGCAATTATTGCGTTTTCCCGGCGATACGGCACTTGGCGCATCACTTGATAATGTAATAAATTGCAGGTGTAGCGCAATAACGTCAATTAGTGGTGTTGACGCTCCCATTGCTACAATCCCTGCAATTCCTATTATTAGGTTAAATTAATGATAAGCTTTAATCTTATGATTTTTTTTATTTTTACTTTCAAATAATAATTGTATTAAATTAAACTATCTATATATTGCGTAAACGCAAGGTTACAGGTAGTCAATTAACAGGTAGTTAATAGTTTATTAAATCTTTTATTTTATTTAATAATACCTTGCGGCTTTTTATTATTAGTAATAACACAAACAGCCAAAAAGTAGTTACATATAATAATATTGGTAATCCAATAATTACATTTGTTAAATTTAATTCCATTTTATTCCCCTAATTTCATTTCTAAAAATTCAATAACTATTTTAGGCACTGGGCTTTTTCCACTTACCCAATGACTAATTGTCTTTTGGCTATAATCAGTTGCAGTTGCTAATTGCCCTTTCCAATATTTACCGTAAAGCCTAAATCCTAATTCTTGCAATCTATTAATATCTTGTATCTGCAAATTCGACACGCAATTGCTCCTTATATTTTGTTAATTCTATATCATTTTTAATATCATAACCTTTTAAAGCTAAAGCTAATAATACTAATAAAATTAATCCTAATCCATTGTAAAATTTTTCACTCATAATTAATCCTTGTAATTATTGCCTTAAATCTTTTTAACATTTTGTTAAATGTATTGCAAGCTTTATTTTTCACCTTTTTATTTTTTTTTAATCCTTTATAATATTATAATTATGAAACTATTATGGTTATAATACCTTATGGAAAATCTACTTTTTAAAAAAATCAATTCACCTTTAGAATTCAAAGAGCTTGATGATGGCTTTGTGCATATAAAAGGTTACGCCTCAACCTTTGGGAATATTGATAGAGTTGGTGATAAAATAGAACAAGGCGCATTTTCCATGAGTTTAACGGAACGTATGCCAAAGTTATTATATCAGCATAAAATGAGTGAGCCTTTAGGGGTTATTGATAAAGCATATGAAACTGAAGTGGGATTGGTTATCGAAGCGCGTATGCCAAAAGATAACAGCACTGTTAAAGATTTATTGCCATTATTAAAAATGGGTGCTTTAGGTGATTTTAGCATTGGATTTAGCGTTAAAGAAGCCGAAATGGGTGAGGATGGCATAAGAATATTAAAAGAAGTAGATTTATGGGAAGTATCAATAGTTACTATTCCTGCAAATGCCAGGGCAAAAATTATGCAGGTTAAAAAACTTGAAACTGAATTAAATCAAATAAAACAAAAAAAAGGTACTGATATGGATGAAAAAACAGTTGATGCTTTTAAAGCTGAATCCATAAGTACTAAACGCGAATTTGAACAAATGCTAAAAGATACAGGTGTATTTACTAAAAAAGCCGCCGTTATTTTAGCTTCAAAGTTCAAAGAAGTTGAAGTGCAGGGTGACCCTGTTACTACAAAGAATAATCAGAGTGATTCTGTTGATATTAAATGCCTATTAGAGGCAATAAAAGAAACTCAAAAAACTTTTAATAAAGGAAACTAAAATGCCTAATGAAAATGAAATGAAGGACGTTTTAAGCGGACTTGCAAGCATTCGTGAAATAGCTGAAAAATCAACCTCTATGGGAGCTGAAGCTAAAGAGCAACTTGCAAAACTTGGCGATGAAACTTCTAAAAAACTTGCTGAAGTTCAAGCTAAAAGCCTTGAAACCGAAGCTGAAACTAAAAAACTACAATCTGAAATAGAACTTGTTAAAAAAGACTATGAAGATATGTATAAAAAAGCTAATCGTTTAAATGTTACCAATTCAGGACTTGATGAATTTGCAGAAACTAAAAGCAAATTTAAAAATGAATTTTCTCAATATTTGCGTAAAGGTGTCGCCCCTTCAAGCGATGCACTTAATGAACTTGCAACTGCTTTTGTTAAAAAAACCATTGATACTAATGATGAATTAGCTTTGAAAAATTCTATTTACAATATGGTTAATGAGCAAGGCACTGAGGACGGTAAAGGCTTTTACATGTTTAGCGATGTAAAGTCAATGGTTACAGGTAACAATCCCGATGGTGGTTATTTGGTGCGCCCTGACCAGCGTTCAGATGTAACTGTTACCCGTATATTTGAAAGCTCCCCTATGCGCGCTGTAGCTGGAATTATCACAACTGGAACAAATGAAGTTGAAATTCCTATTGATGATAATGAAGGTGTTTCGGGCGGATGGGTTGGTGAAGTTGAAACCCGCGCATCAACCGGTACTCCTAAAGTCGGAGTTCTTAAAATTGCAGTTCATGAGCAATACGCTGAACCCCTTATTACTCAAAAAATGCTTGATGATGCTGCAATAAATATTGAAGCTTGGCTTGCCCGTAAAACTGATGAAAAACTTATGCGTCTTGAAAATACTGCATTTGTATCAGGCGATGGTGCTAACAAGCCTAAAGGCTTTTTGTCTTATGCTGCATGGGCAACCCCTGGAGTTTATGAGCGCAATAAACTTGAGCAGATAAAATCAGGCACTTCAGGCGTTATAACCGCCGATGGTTTGCGTAAACTTCAAGGTGCATTGCTTGAGGCTTATCAGCCGGGTGCTGTATTTATGATGAAACGTGATGCCTTTACCGATGTATCATTACTAAAAGATGGTGCTGGACGTTACCTACTTAATGAGCGGTTACTTGCTGACGGTGTAGATGTTAGGTTGCTTGGCAAGCCTTTATTCTTTGCCGATGATATGCAGGCAGTTGCAGCCGATGCGCTTGCTGTTGCTTATGGTGATTTTGGCGTAGGTTATACAATTGTTGACCGTATGGGATTGCGCGTACTTCGCGACCCTTATACCGCAAAACCATTCATCAAATTCTACACTACTAAACGTGTAGGCGGTGACGTTACTAACTATCAGGCAATTAAAATACAGAAACTTGCTGTATAATTAAAAAGGTGGGAGTGTAAAAACTCCCACTTATTAAATTTATAAAATATAAGGATTAAAAATTATGGCTATAAATGATATTCGCAGTAATTTACTGCCTAAACTTGCTTTTCGTGCAATAATCACAACTGATACTACTACCAATGGTGCTATTATTGATACTGCTGATTTTGATGGCGGCGTTGTGTTTACATTGCTTTC